AGATGCAGAATCTTGGTGATACCATTCTCGCGTAGGTATGGGAAGAACACGTCACGGTAGAAACGTTCCTGATAGTCCATCATTACTTCAGATGAATTACGGATACCACAGTGCGTATCATTCAGTATAGCAATCTTCATTCGTTCTCTTCCTCCCCCAGAAAGTCAGATAGGTCAGAGTCTACACGTCTGCGACGGCGTTTACGTACCTCCTTCGCATATAACTTCACCTTCTGATCTGTATCTTGGACAACATCAATACGTTCACGTAGACCATCAACAAAGGACTGGGTCTGACGTACGGCTTCTTCATTGTTACCATCAAGAATCAACAGAGAGAGGTCACTCTCGGCGATGAACTTCATCTTGATATCTTGTTGTTTCTTCTCTTTCTGAATACGGCGAAGGAACGCATACCACGCAATCTGAGTAAAGTATGCAAATGCATTAGGTGACTTGGTTCTGGTCGCCTTGGTTATGTCGTAGTTGTCGATTGCCTTGAGACAGTTCTCTACTGCGTCCATCACCATCTCTTCTCTATAGGTGTAACGAACGAAGTTTGCCCGATGGGATAGTCCTTCTGCGATCTTTAGAAAACATCGAGCGATGTAGTCCGTCACGACAGGTCGAGGTTCTCCTTCGGAAGATCTGTCTGTTGCATCTTTAACGTAATCCACCACCGCAAGTGAGAACTCTGCGTTGTTTACATAATGCGGTTTGTCTTTCGGTTTCATAGTCATCTCCATTTGATTTAGTACACTATAACAAAACTACTGGGTATTGTCAACCCTTTCACAGACCCTTCGTCTCAAATCAGATGTGGAAAATCTATGATCCCTTTTGTTGAAGTATATCTCAATACCTCTACTCGCACATATAGCACGTCCTGTGAATGTTCCTGACTTATACTCGGAACCTATGATCCGAACATCGATCTGTAATGCGGATAGGATATCCTCTAGATCTTGTTCGGTAACATAAGGTATGATCTCATCGACATACTGCACGGCGTTTAACTGTGTGTAACGTTCGACTACGGTTTGAATGGGTTGGTTCTTCTCTTGTCGGTCTAAACTAGGATCTACCTGTAGTCCACATATAAGGTAGTCACACTGAGTCTTTGCCTCTCTCAACATTGCGATGTGACCTGCGTGTAACAGATCGAATGCACTACATGTAAATCCTATTTTCATAAAAAATCACTTGCCATATTATAAAAGAAATGTTACCCTAAAGCCATAGCTCGCCAGGGAGTGAATACTCAGATTAATGAATAGTCTTTGGGTCAGCTGGGAACTGTAGGATATTAGAAAAATCAGAATCTGATCTCATTATTTCTGGTACACTTAGTTTCTCTAGTGCACTTAGTAAAACACGTTCATCTTCTGCGTTACGTTCAACCAAACGTACTTGACGTTGTTTACCTGTTTGATGCATCTCATCTACTGCATCTATATATTCTTTTGCAAACATGGGTGCCGGTTTACATGTACTGACGACATGATCGGTATTCACCAACATATAGTTGAGATGGTTTTCTTGCATAGTCATCCACGGACGTAGACCATAGATTTGATCTTCGTCTTCAGTCCAACTAATAGTAAGCATCATTGCGTTCCGCACAATCAATTCTTTACTATTTTCATCAGGCCATTCGATAACTTCGCAGATCATCTCCTCACCAGATGCCATTCTAACCTGTAGAAAGTTCTTTTCCGAATACATCATTATATAGGTACCTGCGTTATTTTAAAGGGAAACTTCTCACGTGCGTATATTTTTACTCTCTCTGCACTATGTAGTAGTGTAAAGTTCTTCTTAGATTTGATGTGCAGATCATCCGCAATATCATATAACCTTGTAGTACTACCGTTGTCTGACAGTCTTAGTCCCCGTCCAATCGACTGGAGAACACGTATCTGAGACTTTGACGGACTAGCAAATATAATGTTATGGATATTCTTAATATTAATACCAGTACTAAAAGTACCAAGAGAAGCAAGAATAATACTATTGTTCTGACGATCGACGATGTTTCTGATTTGTTCTCGGTCTGTAGTCTTAGTCTCCCCAGAGACAAAAAAGAATCTCTGTCCATCCTTTAACCTGTTCTCTATTAAAGGCCGTAAAACCTTCCCGTGTTTATCCACAAGGTTGAACAACACAAGAGTGTTTCCCTCCAGACGCGCTGCAAGGTTGGCGATGAAGTTATTACGTTTTTCATATTGAACAATAAAGTCGATTTCATCTTGATAAGTTCTTCCATCAGTTAGTTGACAAAGTTCCCGTTTATATTTAAGTAGTATGATATCTATATCTAATTTAGCGAGGTGTTTATCTTCTTGCAGTTTTGCGGTGGTTACCGACGTATATGTGGGGCCGAATAAACCTTCCAGTACCAGTTTATGTACGGTCGTACCGTCTAGGGTACCGGTAGTACCAAATCGATACTCTGCCTCAGTAGACTTGTTCATGATAGAGGATAACGACTTAGACTTGAACCCGTGTACCTCATCACCCACGATACACCCAAACTGTTGAAACCAAGGTGACCCTAGTTTATAGATTGATTGCCATGTGGATATGATAACAGGACAGTCGGTTGCTTTGTCCTTACCAGAGTAGATACGGTGAACGTTCTTCTCAACGTCATACCCGTATTCATAGAAGTCCTTGTACATCTGTTCAACCAGAGAGGTTGTAGGAACAATTAGTAACAACTTCATGTTGTGTTGTGCAAGATACCAACGTGCAAGAATATAAATGATTAAAGACTTGCCAGATCCTGTAGGACTTAGTATAATGCTTCTCTTGTGTTCGATACCATGTACTATTGCATCATACTGATAATCACGTGGTTTGAATGGTAGGTTCAGAGATTCAATGAACTCTTGAAATGCCATGTGAGGAACTTTGTTCTTATCATAAGGATAACCATACTTACCTTCCTCAACCTTGATACCATAACCACGTTCAGCAGCAAACTTACGTAATGACTCATACAGACCTGCATTGAGTTCACCATTAGTACGGTTAAACAAACGAATCTTGCCATCCCAGATTCTCTTCTTTACCGCAGGCATGAACTTAGCACCCGGTACTTCAAAACAGAAATGTTCAGAGATCTCAGAAACTATGTGAGGTGCACACTCAGTCATCTGCAACATCGCATAGTTTCTCATTTTAAGTTTGATGACTTCCATTATCTATAATTTACCCTATTATTCATCTTACCTTCTGCCCACATCTTTGTACTTGCTATGGAGGTATTCTTTCTATGTTCATCACTAACGTTCTTATAGTCTCGATTACCGTTGGATCTCACACGACCTTTAACCCATCCTTCGGGTATCTCGTCCGTAGGTTTTAACATTCTACACTCATTTGTTACGGGGTCACGATACCACTTCCTCCCAAGTCCAACAGGGCCATTAGCATTCGCCCTTTCCCAACCAAGTTTCGATTTGATGCGTAGATTTTCGCCCATCATTGCCTGACCTTCTAACATCTTCCACGCGAGTTTATCCTCAAGTTTGTTATGTTCTTCATACAACTTGCGGTGCGCTTCTGCGTGTTCTTCTACGGTGAGTTTGACGAGATTGGACTTGTCATCAGTTCCCCCCATATGGCGAGGGACGATGTGGTGAGAGTGATATATAGTATTAGACATATTAACTATTCCTGTAGTTATTATTGTTTAGGGGGAGAGGATGCTCCAACATCCTCTTCTCTGCCTTTATTTATAACAAACAGTTTTTTAGCAAGTTCTACATCATCACCTTCAGCGTAACCCTTCTCGATAAGAAGAGCAGCTTGGTCAAGAAAGTCGTGCCATGTCTTATCACTCAAAATCCAGCCTCAAACTGTTTCCATCTAATTACGTTACCGATAACTTGATGACGCCATTTTAACGTTTCTAGTATTTCTTTCAATGTATCTATACAGGTGTTAAGGTACTGGATTTTCTTTTCACTGTTCACGAGTTCTTCGTCCGTCTCAACGAACTGTTCTTTGAACTTGTTAGTAGTTGCACTTCGACCATTGTATGGATCATATTCCCAACCAAAACGATCGATCTCTTCCTTAGACATCTTTCCTTCATAGTATAGATACTTCCACTTCATGAGTTCTTTCTGTTTGAACTCTGCGTCTTTCAGTTTCAGTTTGTAGGTTGCATGTAATTCCAAGTACTTACCATGGTTCTTAGATGCTTCTATGGATGACACATCAAGTGCCAGTATTTCAATCTGAGAGTCTTTCTTCCACTCAGTTAATATAGATTCAAGGTTCATTTTTTATCCTATAGTGGTAGTCTTAATACCCAGCCATTATATCATTTAAACTCAAAATAGTCAAACCTGAAGGTCGCTTGAAATGACAAATATTGTTCCTGTGAGGTCGCTGCAAGGTTGATCATACCTACACTTGTTGGGAACCCATTTATATATCTAAATGTTCTATTCACGTTGTTGTGACTCGATAAGATCGCCACGGTGATGTCGTTGTACGTTGACCCTTGGTATCCACCTTCCTTATTAGACTCTACAGACGCAGAGGGCAGTCTGTGAGGATTGCTGGTTGCAGCTATCATCCAGTTGTAGATCTCTCGGTAAGAGTTCATGTCCTCATCCAACAACACTTCCATAGTCAATGTGCCGAACTCAGCGGCATCTCCTACGAAGGGTACACTGTTGACTCGTGAGAATCCCAACTCTGCTGAAGGTAGGTTCACATCGGGGTGGGATATTGTTTGTGCATAGAACTGTAGGTTAGGAAAGTCTCTCCTACTAATAATTATCTTGAACCCTGACGGTTGCAAGTAATTGGTTCCGCAATCGAATGTGTTAGTTGCCATGAGTGGTGTGTCTCTTAATATGTTTCTGTTATTTATACTAACAATAGGGCTTTACTTCTCAGGCTACATACTGTATAATATGTAATATTGAGATGAGGTAACAAATGATATTAAGTCGCACAGATGCATTATACGCAGCAAACGCCTTCGATGAGTTCTTTGGTAGTATAGAACGTATCGATGAGTATATGCGTATGATAAAGATGGAACGTATGGCGGAGTTTCCTCCTGCCCTGCCTGGCATGGGCCCTGAAGAAGATCTGTTTAATGACTTCGATATCCATCCGTCTGAGATGGAGTTTACTATCATTGACACTGCGTCATACAAGTTCATGAACTACATGGAGATCGTCACCTCTGCACCTGTAGAGAAGGCAATCCCTGGCAAGACCATGAAGTGGTTGATCAAAGAGAAGAACACCGGTATGGTTGCGGGTATGATCCGTCTAGGTTCTCCTACTATTAATAGCAAACCACGCAACGACTGGTTGGGTAGTCCTCTTGACAGTCTAAACCCTGCGATCATGGAGAGGTTCAACAACTCTGCAATCATGGGGTTCAACATCGTACCTACACAACCATTCGGATTTAACTATCTGGGTGGTAAGTTACTGGCTGCAATCTGTTGTAGTCACTTTACACGTGATGCACTCAACAAGAAGTATGATTCTAAC